TAGTCTCCCTCTGGGGGTCGAGTCCACCCTTCTCGTCCCCTGTATACGTGAGGGATCGACTTATGTCCACGTTGGAACCGGTGAATCACCCTCTAGACCGTTAGCTAGGTCTCTTTGTTCTTTATTCATGCCCAATACAAGATGATTTGCTGATCTTGTAGGACTTGTTAGGAAGTCTTCGAGTACAGACTCCCATTCTTCTCTTTTACGTAGCTTAATAGCGTCATGTGCGTTGATTGCAAGAGCATCTGTAAAGTATTTGACTCCTTGTGCTAGACAATCGAGTCTATCGTCATGTTTGACTGCTCCTTTCTCTCGACACATACGACTCATCTGGTAAAAGAGCATATAGAGGAGCCTACTTTCAGGTGCACTGTCTTTATTCGACCTATAGTCCCAGTCGATAACCCCACGATCAACAATAAGACGATGCTGGTTAAGGACAGGTTCAAGACTGTCAATAATTCTGTCTTCTTTCCGAACATTGGCACGTATCTCCTCGATGTCCAGATACTGTCCTGTTTGTTGAATATGTTTTTTAAAAAGTTCACTGACTATACCATCTCCAAAGTTTGTCTCGATTACGAGCTTAGTTACTTTATATTTACGACATCTTCTTAATATGTGCAACAGTGTATCGTCGCTGTAGCCGTCTCTGTATGCCTGCATCTCATGTAGGTATAAAAAGCCATGCCGTTGGCTAATGATAGCTGCTGCGGTCTCGTCTGAGCCTCTTCCAGAAGGGTCTATGCTACATATAGTTTCTGCATATGGACCCCATTCTCCCTGTAGCTTCATAGGGCTATAGAAATAGTCCCCGGGTAAGCCTACAGTTGGTGCATCCTTTATAACATTTGCTGGATCTGAACACCAGACCACGTTATCAGGAGCAGAAGTAGGATTGACGCTAGTAACCACAAGGTCAGCCATTTTAAGGGGAAACTTTTCTGCATCTGATAGGCTTGTGTCTAGTTGAAATTGAAGCATATAGTTTGATCGACCCATAGATGCTTCACGTTCTATCAGGTCTTCTTCGCTGAATCTGTCAGGATCTGTAACTTCCCACTCCCCTGCACCCATATCCAGATCTTCTTGTATCTGTGGTGCTAGGAGTCCTTCGTATTGACTAAGCTTTTTACGTCTTGGGTATCGGCTGGGCCAAACCAACGGTTTATAATTCCGCTCTGCCAGCTTACGATAAACAGTAAAAGTAGTCTGAGGAGTCCCGAGATACATAATACGGCTATCGTCTTTTGGCGTAAGGATAGATTCAGCTTCGGTACATAGTTGTAAAAGTTTTTCACGCATTAACTCCGTCATACTGTTACCCGGGACTTCAACGTCATCTAATACGATGAGGTCTGCACGAGATCCAGTAAGCTGTCCTGTAATACCCACTGATTTAACAGAGGGTGCTTGGTGAGGTGTACAGTTTACATCAAAGCTGATACGAGACCATCTGCTCTCATCAGACTTAGGCTGTAAGTACGACAACCAAGGTGTGTCTATAATTAGTTTCTGTAAAAAGATAGACATGTTATCTGCACGTTCTTTTGACGCAGATATAATCATGATCTTTCTTTCGGGGTCATTAAAGAGTGTCCATAGCACAAAAGCACCAGTAATCCAAGATTTACCAACACCTCGAAAGGCTTGAATCTGGAGTCTCTTGGGTCCGGACTGTAAGTAGTCTGCAATCGCATATTGTGCCCTCGTAGGTGATGGAAGACCTAGCTCTTCCCACAGTGCTTGTAGGAAAAGCTTGAAGTCGTCCTTTAGACTATTAATTATTTCATTATCAGTCATATGAAAATTCTATCTCTAGTTGTTTGTCTATTGGTACAGGTTTTACACGTTTATATGTATATGTACGTAGACCTTGCTCTTTCGCTTTTTGTGTAGGAAGATCAAGAGGTATTTTTGTTTGTATAAGTTCCATATACCTTCTTATATTTCTTTTGTGCTGACTATGTGTAATACTAGGAGGTCTTTTACCAAATACACGCATCGACTCGTTATAGTCTGCTATATTATGTAGTAAATCAATAGCTTCGATTTCTTGCTCGTAGTCTAACTTATACTGAGCTACAGTGTTTAAAACTTCCTGTTCGTCAGCTAATGGTAAGTTTGCTTTAACTTCTTGCTTAATAATCTCAACAATCTTTTCAACTGACTTAAGTCTGAACTTTGTTCCGGTAATTTTTAATTTTCCGGTTTCTGCAAGTTCTGTAAGTAGTTTGACTATATAGTTAGGATCAATTCTATTACCAAACAAAGCTCTGATTTGTGTCATAGCTTCATCTATAATACGATCACCTTCTCTGACTATCTCTGCATACTCTCTAGCTACTTGCATCCTACCTTCACGGCTGCCTGTAATCTTATACATTCTTTTATCAAACCAGCTAGCTTTGCCTTCTTCTACATCTTGTAAACCAAGTTCTTTGTAATACTGATGATGTAAAATATCATGTGGCTCTGGAGGACGTCGAATAACTTTTTCAGTACCGTCAGGTAAAACTATTTTTTGGTTATAACCCTTAGTAACAATTTGAGTTAAATTACTTTGTGGACCACCTAAACTCTCAGGGTCTGTTACAGGTGAGCCGGGGTAAATGTTATACTCATTTAATAAATTTGTAAGTTCCATCCATTCACTACCCGGTGTATCTCTTAAAGCTATTCCACGATATAAAGGTGCAGATATCATAGCAGCAAATCTATGATGTAAATTTGGCTTAGATCCAGTTAACCTCATGTATCCACCAAGTTCATCAGTAAAATCAAGTCTAGTTGCGTCTCGTGTTTTTTCAAAAGATCTTTTAACAGTTTGACCGGGTTTAGTTTGTGCAGTTTGAGAGATCTTTCTTCTATCGTCACCTTTTACGTTTTTAATAAGTAATCTATCATCAAAAATAAAATCACCATCTTCATTTTGTCTAAATCCAGCTTGGTTAAAAAGTCTGTTTCTAAACTGCATAACTGACTCATTTCTTCTACTTTCTCCACCAAACAATGGTAATCCTAGATCTATATTTTTAAATTCTTCTGGATCAACACCCGCATTTCTTAAAGAATCCTCACGATCTTTTTTTATCTTTTGTATTCTTGCTAGTGCTTTATTAACAGAACCAGAACCTTGAGTTGTTCCTTCTTCTAATAAACCAGCATTAGTTCCCGGATTTATTGTTTCTGTAGGTATTATACCTTGTTCTTTTAGATTTACATACTGTTCAGCTTTCTGATAACTAATGTTGTTTCGTTTAGCTATCTTGACAATCTGCTGTACTCGAGAGGTAGGCATATTAAAGACATCTTCTGCTATCTTTGTTTTACCAAACCCTGTAGCTTCAAACTCAGCAAGTGTCTGCTTATTAGTTTTTCTTTGCTGTAGTAAGGTCTGTCCACCTTTAGACCCCGGTAAAGGACCAGTTACCTTCTTACCTTTTGTTAGTACAGGGTCCTTTAGTACAACATTAGCTGGCTTAGTTCTAGCAGTAAATGGTGCTAATACTGGTGCAAAAATAGCTGGAGCATTAGCAAAAAAGAATAACCTTTCAGCTTTCTTTGCTTGCTGTATATTAAATGCTTCATTCTTTTCGTCAGCATAAAAAAATGGCTTGTTCTTGTTTTGTTTACTTATTACAAGCCTGCCTTTACCATACCCTTCTACTTCTATTTCTCTCTCCTTTTCACCACTATCAAGCATATCTCCTAGTTCTACTGGAGTATAAGGTAACTCTTCTAGTGGGATAGGCTTAGTGTATTTTGCTACATAAGCGTTCATTTTATGTGTGATAAAATTGTTTGTTCTCTATCTGTAATACCAAATGTCGACCTCATCCAGTCTTGCCATTCTCTACTACCTTTGTCCTGATTGCATCGTCGACACGAGGGTACAACATTCGCCGTTGTATCTGTACCACCTTTGCATTTAGGTCGTACATGGTCGATTGTAAGGTTGTGTAATTCATGAAATTCTCCGCAATAAACACATTGACAATTAAAGTGCTCTTTGATAGCCCTTCTCCAGAGCCGTTTAGAATCTGAACTTGTCATGGTTATTAAATTGTGTAAATAGTAATCAGGTGTTGGTAGTAATGGTGTCATTAACGTCTTTTAGATCCGCCTCTTCCACGGTTAGTTTTACGAGATTCAGCAACTATCTTGCCTCCTCTATGAGACATATCGGTCTGTTTGCCGGGTCTACGCTTTCTACGTATCTGCATCAGCTCACGTCGGTATGCCCTTTTAGCGGGTGTGTTATTAATCCGCCTATTGTCACGCCTATGCTTGAGTCGTGACTTCTTATTTCGTCGATAGAACCTAGCTGTCCTACCGGGATTGGGGCTAAGTGCCGGACCGGTTCTTGCCATATAATCTAGATTGTACTAATGTTGGATCTATTTTTGGTATGACTGAAGCTAATCTATCTAAGGGACTACCCTCAAGGGCAACACCTGTGATGTCATTAGTCTTTAGCCAATCACATGCGGCTTTTAAGTCTGCTGTCTTAGCTTCGCCACATTTTATTAATCTTAAAAATTCTTGGGTGACTAGGTAATGCAGCTCATTAAAACTTTCTTCTGCCGCTTTCTTAGGTATTACCCTTGTGGTATCTGTCATTCGATGTCTAATCCTTTCTTAACGATTTGTAGTGCTCTGTCATCAAGCTCATTGTCTGTGGACTCTACTAACTTTTCGAGTAGGTCAACTACAAACTTTTTAAACTTGTCGCTTTTTAGTCCTGTTAGAACTAATGGTTTGATAAGTGCAAACATTATTCTTCTCCGGGTGTAGTTACTTCTTTCTTAACAAAGCGTCCGTTCTCGTCTCGCTTTGCAGCCTTTTTCTTAGGCTTTCTTCTAGCTTCGATTTCAGCTTTTTCTGCTAAAGCTGCTCGTTCTGCTATAATTCTTGATAGTGTACTCATTAGAATGGTAAAAATTTCTTTTTCTCTGGTTTAGGTGGTAGCAATGATTGTATAGGTACAATGTCCTGACATAGAAAAGCTACACGTGTACCCGGTCTTATGGTAAAACCTTGACGTTGTAACTCTGCACATTTTAATGCACGTACAAGTTCGTAATCTAATTGCATCTTTTCCTCTTGACGCTTGGCAATACGTCTGCATTGTTCAAGACCACGCTTGTCTAGAGGGACCATAAAGTTAATTTGAAACCCCCAGTTTTCATTTAGCTGATAACTAGATGGGTACAAATCTCTTGTATCTTCATCCGCTGTATACGGATTGACATGATTGCCCATATAAAATGGACTAAATGTCATTGTAGATCCATTACATGATATGCTAGGACCATAGGTTTGACGAGACGATGCTCCGTTATTCTGGAACTGCACCGCCTGATTCGTCACGTTACCTGTAGCTGCTGCCACAGGATTTGATGTATTATTTGTCTCTCCTTCTGCAAACGCTGGTCCTACTGTGAGAAGACAGACAGCGATGTAGTAGTAGAGTTTATTGTATAGTTTCTTGT